CCCAAGCATTAGCAGACGGTTTAGAAGCCATGAATATGATGATTGATTCATGGAGCATCGAACGTCTTTCTGTATTCGCAACACAAGACCAGCAATTCACTTGGCCTGCAAGCACAGCTTCTAGAACTTTGGGGGCTACAGGTACGCTTGTTGGTAATCGTCCGGTCATGCTGGATGATGCTACCTATTTCAAGGATGCCTCAACCGGAATTTCTTACGGAATCAAAATAATCAACCAGCAGCAATATGATGGTATAGCGGTTAAAACTGTTACATCTACCTATCCGCAAGTCATATTCGCTAACGACAAATTCCCTAATATGGAATTGACGCTTTATCCAGTACCTACTAAGGACTTGGAGTTCCATTTTATCAGCGTTCAAGAACTTACCCAGCCTGCTACGTTGGCTACTACATTAGCTTTTCCTCCGGGTTATCTGAGGGCGTTCAAATACAATCTGGCTTGTGAAATCGCCGCTGAATATGGAATGGAACCGCCGCCAAGAGTGCAGACTATCGCATTGGCATCTAAACGCGCTCTGAAACGCGTGAACAATCCTAACGACATTATGAGCATTCCGTATTCTATCGTTGGGACCAGGCAGAGGTTCTCAATCTTCGCTGGGAATTTTTAATTATGGTATCTGCCTTTAACAGCGCCTCTCTCGCCTTTTGGCAAGTGCTTTCGCTCTTCAGCATATATATTGTGGGCGTGTTGGCAGTTATCTTTATGCGTAATTACTTCAAGATTGGCGAACACATTATATTGGCGATCAAGGTTTTTATGGTTCACATCGAAACCTTTAGGAATTGGGCCATTAAATGCCTCCCACATAATTCTGTGGATAGGGCGTTTTTTATATTTTCCATTTTTGCAAAGGCAAATATAAAGATAATGGTCAGAACCAATATGCTTTTTAATGGTTCTGTAAGAGGTATCGCCAGACCATGTTTTACCATTCTTAATCATAGAGCAAGTAGCGATGCTGGTATCAAGAAACTGAGCAACAATGCGCAAAATTGTGCCATTAGAGAGCATTTTTTTGGCAATTGTCACCAGTTCAGGGTCAAGTTTTTTACCCCTTTGAATTCTTCGTATATTTCCAAAGTTGCTAACTTGATACATTTCTTCGTATCCAACTATATCGCGCCATTCTTCCATGTTTATCCCCTTGGTTATAGAAGTGTAGATATTAAAGCAATAGACGTTAAAGGTCAATGCTAAATGAGACTCCCGTTACAAACAGACTTGCTCACCCGTGACGGCACAGTATCGAAAGATGCCAAACTGGTGAACTGCTTTGTTGACGAAGAAAACGTATTCAAACGTCCTGCAACAAACTCTGCACTTGCTACTTCAACCGGACAAGCCCAAGGCGGAATTGAAAGCAACAATTTAGTCTATGTGATTAACGCAGACGTGATGAAATCATATAACTCATCTTTCGTGTTGCAACAAACGGTGACGTTGTGAGATTGCCACTTGCTACATCGTTAAAAACCCGCACCGGAGCGCCGGAAGGGAAAGATGCGCGCTTGAAGAACTGCTATGTTGAAACTCGCGGCGATCAGAGCATTGTTAGGAAACGTGCTATTGCTCAAGGTGGGATTAGTATCGCATCTGTTGGAACTATATCTCAAGGCGGCATAGGCGTAAATGTGAACGGTGTTGATGAAGTATTCTATTTTTATGGTGACACGCAATACACTGCGACTTCTGCGACTGGAACAACATGGAGCAGCACAACGAATTATTCTGTCGGAGACCATGTAACGGTTGATTTTAAAGATTTTTGGGCATTGACTAATAATTTGAATAAAAACCCTACAGCCAATCCCAATGATTGGAGCAATAGTTATATTCCTTCCATTCCTTTTTCAGGAACATATGCCACATGGAATCCTGCCGACAATTCAGGAGCGGTATTATCTAACGGGAATCTTACTGCGTCATTAAATGCACTTGATATGGTTAGATCTACAGTAGGCAAATCTTCTGGGAAATGGTATTGGGAATACACAATAACTGCTTCAGCATTGTATGCGGCGTCAACATTCCAGACTTTTGGTGTAGCTAATCTAACTGCGCATCTTGGTAATGAAGTTGGGAATGACGCAAATGGATGGGCATATGGTAATAAAAATACTGACGGGACAGGGACAAAGAGAACGGCTTTTACATCTACGGCATATGGGGAACAATTACCGATTAATACTCCAAATAGTGCTGTAGTTGGAGTTGCTCTTGATATGAATGCAGGGACATTAATTTTCTATCTAAACGGCGTAAGTCAAGGAACGGCATTTACTGGACTGACAGGAACATTATATGCGGCAGTTGGACAGCAAACCCAAGATGGAATGACGTGTACTGTAATTGCTAATTTTGGAGCATCTGCATTTGCATATTCAGTTCCTAGCGGATATAACTCAGGACTTTACACACCATGACAGTCACCGTAGCCAATCTACCATATTCTTTCTGCCCTGCTTCTTCAGGCCAGAGCAATCAAGGATTCATGTTCAAAAATGCCTATGATGCGTGGTTTTTTAATACTCAAACGCTCATCGCTACGCAAATAACGGACGTTGATTATCCAAGCGCGCATATATACAGCCTGAATAGTTTGGGGACCGAATTAACCGCGACGATCACGAAAAAAACATTCGTTAATGCCACGTTTCAATATACATCTACAATTTTAATAACTGGTTTTACTTCAGAAGCACATCATATGCAGGTTGGAGATAGCATAGTTGTTTCCGGCGTTGTGGACGCATTTGCTAATGGCTCATTCGTTGTTGCATCTGTGCCGACTACAACATCTTTTACTTATGCGATAACTGGTGGTTCATTTGTTGGGGCAGTTGTTTATGGAAACGTCCAAGGCGGTAGGGATGTTTCTGTAACTACCGAAACCGCTCATTCGTTGGCCGTTGGAAATTCGGCTGTGATTACCGATAATGCAACTTATGCGGGGACATATACGATTACCAAAGTTCCGTCCGCAACTACTTATGAATTCACGCACACGATTGCCACGATAGTCACAGGCACGGCGACAAGCAGAAGCACATCAAGCAAAACCGCATTAGGTGTCACTGCAACATCTAATAGCCTTTCTGTAGGCTCTGTACTTACTGTTTCTGGTGCTACACCAGCGGCTTATAACGGTTCGTACACCATCACTTATGTAAATGGTACTCGGTTTGCTTATACGTTCGCTGGCGGAACTTCTCCTGCGACTGGAACATTATCAATCGTGGCCGGCAATAGGACTGTGCCGGGGATAGTGTTCTTAGATGGATACTTTTTCGTAATGGATGAGAATTGCAAAATCTCCAATTCTGGATTAAGCGATGCGACAAGCTGGAATGCGCTGGATTTTCTTACGGCACAGATTGAACCAGGAGCAGGGAAGGCATTAGGTAAATCTCAAAATTACGTCATCGCATTTAAAGAATGGTCAACAGAGTTTTTCTATGACGCTGCAAATGCTACAGGCTCTCCTCTTTCACCTGTTGGCAATGGATTTAATTTGATTGGATGTGCTTCTGGTGATTCAGTAGCTAATATGGACGGTGATTTGTTCTGGGTATCCCAGACCCGTCAAAAAGGCCGTGGTGTCCATATGATGAGAGGATTGGAATCTCAGCTTATCTCTACTCCTGATGTTGAACGGATTCTTAACCTATCCACTTTGGCGACTGTTTATAGTTTTGGTGTAAAGATAGCCGGTCATGCGTTCTACGTTCTTACATTGACAGATCAGAACATAACTTTGGTATTCGATGCTGTAACTAAGACTTGGGCGCAATGGTCTAGCCTTACGCTTGGGACTCCGGTTAACGTAAGCTCAATAACTCTATCTGACACGACCGCAACCGTAACAACTGCTGCCGCGCATAATCTGCTTGATGGCGACCCTGTGCTTATCGCAGGAGCCAATCAAGCGGCCTACAACGGCATAAAAGTGATTAGTTATGTAGATGCTACCCATTACACATTCCAAACGACCGCAGGCACTATTACGCCAGCCACAGGCACTATTACCTCGACTCCGTACACAGAAACTTACTTCAAATATACGAAGTATATTCACGGCCTTGGAAAAGACCTTGTACAACATGAAACAAACGGGACTCTGTGTGAACTTGTTGAAACTGCCTATCAGGATGTAGGGATTCCTGTAAATGTGCTGATTCGTACAGGGAAGATTGACG